GAAGCGGTCATCCGCTGGAATGCCCGGTCTTTGCAGCCGACTGTGCGGCACGGCTGTTGGGCAGTCGTGCCGGACGGCGCGCCGGAACGGCCGGCCAAAGGAGGATACGGCATGCAGCCGACGGTTGAAATCCTGCTGGCAGCGTACAACGGCGAGCGGTTTCTGTGCGAGCAGCTGGATTCGCTGCTGGCACAGACATGGGAGCAATGGCATCTGACCGTTTCTGACGACGGCTCCACAGACGGCACGCCTGCGATCCTGGACGGATATGCTGCACAATATCCTGACCGCATCCGCCGTGTGCGGCATGAGGGGCGTTTTGGCAATGCCCGCGATCATTTCTTCTGGCTGATGAAGGAATGCGGGGCGTCCTACATGATGTTCTGCGATCAGGATGACGTGTGGCACCTCGACAAGGTGGAAAAGACGATGCGCGCGCTGCTGGAAGCGGAAGATGAGGCGGGTACAGATACGCCGGTGCTGGTTTTTACGGATCTTACGCCGGTGGACGAAAAGCTCCGGCCCATTGCTTCCTCGCTGATGAAAATGCAGAAGCAGTATACGGACGTGATCGACTACCGGGCACTGCTTATGCAAAACATCGTGACCGGCTGCGCGACGGGCATCAACCGGGCGCTGGCCCAGCTGGCCGGGCAGTGCACGGACACTTCGCA